GAGTGTAGTGGTGGACACTTATCTCCCTCGACAAACTTGGAAATCATATCAGCATATTCAATCATACCTGTATGTTCTTTGTATGTGTCTAAGTCTGCTTTGATTTGTTCGGTTAACCATATGTCTACAGTGTAGTACATGTCTAATTCAACAGCTGCTCTCTCTAAAGGTATTTGTTTATTTCTAGCATATTCTATAATTTTCATATGTGGATTTACATGTTCGATATATCCATTTACATTGATACGAGATTCGAATGATAGATTAGAACAGAAACGTGAAAAATTTTTAAAGCTTTTCCACTTATCTCCTTTTAATAATTGTGTCTTTGTATTGATTCCACATTCTTGTGTGCCCATAGAGTGCATGGTGCTGATATAAACTTTATCGTTTTTTATTCTTTCTCTAGCCACGTCCACTGCTGCATTACTAAAAGCTATGTATGCTATCTTTTCTGGATCTGTCTTTTTTAATTCTTCATCAAGGTAGTGCATCAATCGATGTGTTTTACCTGTGCCAGGTGGACCTGGTATAATTATTCTATGCAAAAGGTGGCTCCTTCATTTTTTCTTTTCTTATCTTTGGTTTATCTAAGTTCACAGTTTTAAGAGACATATATCTAACACTCTTGTTATTTATCTTGCCCGGTATCTCTTCTGCATCAAACATTGTTTCTAACATTCTAGCTGTCTTTTGTTTTGAGTATTGTTTATCTGGCCATAGTTTTGTTCTAACTAAATATTTCCAGAAGTCTTTAAATTTAAAATAACTCACTCCTTCTTCAGTGTAAGACAGACCACGTAATATATCTTTCCAATCTTTTCCTGGTATCTTGTTAATATAATCTGCTAGTAATTCTTTTAATTGTATATGTATCTTTGTGGACTCTGGTGCTTCAATAGGTATTGTATCTTTTAATAATTTATTTATTAACTTTCTCCAAACTAATTTACCGATAGGTGGCATTGTTTGATTTATTTGTTCTAAACATTTTAATGAGAATCTATCTGGTTCGTGTAAATCTTGAGAGTCTACTTCTACAACTTCTTCACCAACAGTCACATAATATAGTGGTGGATCAGAATCATATTTCTGTATCTCTTTTATTTCTATTTCAGGGCCACCATCACCTACACCAAACTGTTGCAACACACATTTTTTAGAATTGCAATAAGATGCAATAGGTTCATCTTTACATTTATAATTATACTCTTTACCATCTATTGATTTAATTAATGTATCTATTTCTTTTTTATCTAATGGTGGTTCACAATAAGCTTCGTTATATTTGAATATTTCTATTTGCCATTTGTCAGGAAATCTTTTCTTTGTGTAAACACCAAAATTATACATGGCATTATTTCTTTGACCATTTGGTATTCCTTGTTTTGCGATTGTAACCAAACATGGTGGAGCACCAGTTAGTAAGTTGTCAACAACTTTATCTTCTTCCAAAGACAATTTAGAGAGTTGATCTTCTGTTAGTTTTACTTTACTATGCGCTTCAAAAAATTGATACAGATCCATTGCTGATCCATCATCTTTAACTCCATATCTAACAGACAACAACGCATTGTGATAAGGCAAGTTTAAGAAACTACCTGTGCCACCTTTTGACATGTCTACTTTGTTTTGTTTAGGAAATATTTCTGCATTAGCATAACCTAATCTAGCTGCCATATCTTTTAATTTACTTCTAAATAATGCTGCAGGTGCAAAGTCATTTGTAAATAAAAACACATGTGCACCACCTGATTTGGATCTACATACTAATAAAGGAAATTTATGTTCTCTTATTTTTTTAATTAATTCTTTATGGTCAAAGCCATTGTATACATCAATATCTATACATGCCCATTTACATTTGTTTGCTTCGTTTATGGGTATAATACCAAGAGCAGGATCTTTACCTAACAAATGATCCATAAACATTTGTTTAGTTGGAGTCTTCTTAATTATAAAAGATTTTGTTTTGTGCTTTCCTCTTTCATCAAACTCTTCTGTCTTTCTAGTTTGACCGTATGCACTATACGAACCTTCAAATATATTTATAAATTTATCTACGTCTGTCATCACCACTATGCTTTTGGGGTGTGGAGTTATGGATCACACCCCAAAACTTGTTATGCCTTGTTTTTGATGCCTTCGTAGAACTTCTTCGCTCGTTCATACATATTAGCATCTTCCAACATTCCAACTTTTTCTACGTTGTAGCCGTACCATTGATTACCTTTTCCTGTATTTAATACAGAGGATAATTTATAAATGTGACTAAACGATGGTGGTGTGTATGGTCCATCTTTTCCATCTAAACTAATAGACTTCATCATGGAGTTCCATTTTCTGCTCACTTTACCTTGAGATGAACTCATAGATATCATTGCAGTTTCAGAACCTTTGTCACCCACAATAATTACAAAGTGTTGACCGACAGTCAAAATGTAATTACCATTTTGTAATCTGTCTTTACCATCAGGGCCTTTTGTAGTTTTGTCTAGAATATCCGAAGTATCAGGATAAATCATTTCAGGTCTACCTGAACCTGTTCCATAATCTGCCCATTCTTGGTATTCTAATTTATAATGACATGGAATAAC